CTTCAATAAGTTGGAAATATTCTATATCCGGATTATACTTCAAGAATCCTTGTTCTGTTCCTGGAACGCCACTTCCTATTCCTGATTCTTGTGCAAAATTAACATAAACATTTATTGTTGTTTCTGTGTTCTGACCAGTGGCGTATGTTACAGGAACTGTGATTGAGTTCCCTGTTAAAGTTGTTCCTGTAATTGAGTTATTTCCAAATTGATTGGTTGTTGCCCCTGTCAATAAAGAATTACCAAAAGACAACGCGGGGTCTTGGAATGATATCAAATTTCCAGCGCCAATTTGTTGTGTGGTTCCTGGATTTGCTAAAACAACTAAAACTTGGTCTTGATAACTACCACTTCCTAAACTTGGATTTACGGTTACATCAATTTTATTCACTCCACTAAAAAATTTATCTCTTGTGTTAAAATCATTTAGTTTTTGTGGGAATGTTTCAGAATTTGGTATTGCCCAATATCTTTTATCTGGAAATCCAAGTGAAACTCTATCAACCGCAAACAACCAAGGTTGTGGTGCGTGATAAAGGTAATATTCATTTGGTATAATTTTTATTCCTCCTGTGGAAGATAAAACATCATACCCTGAAAACATTCTTTTGAAATCTATAAGAGCTCTTGCAACTACGTCTCCGTCAACGTCTTGGTCGACAGCAGCAGTAAGTAAAGATTTGTATTTACTTCCAACACAGTGAAATGGTCCCCCATTATTTGCATCAATCTCTTCACCTGGTAAATTTTGATAGTTAGGGTGATCCAATATATATGATGCAGAAATATTTACAGGTGCTAAAAAAGATCTTGCCGTCGCTAAAACAACTTCTGACTCAGGTTCATAACCCATCTGTTGATCAATTGAGTCATTAACTGAATTTGCGTCCATGTCATCATCCAAAACGGCATTTCCACAATCACAATCACATGAAGTACATTCAGGATATGCAATCATTGGTAACCCAATTCTTGGGAAGTTGTTAATCCTGAGCAATCGAGTTGCCGCAAATATTGTAAAAGCCGCCGCGAGTGCAAATCTGAAAACAAAAGAAAGTGCTTGTACTGCAATTCTGAAGTACAAACCAATGTTAACCACAGGACCTCCTATTGGGGCAAATGCACCACTTTCAATACCTGAATTGATCCAATCAACCATGTCCCTTACCGCATCGTAAGCGAAATAAATACCTAAAATAATAAGAAGGTATTTGAGTATTGGCCATGCCCATGCAACAAAATGGGCCAAAAATAATATGACCAATAAAGGAATTGTTAAAATGTTGATTAGTATGTTAAAGACAAAAAATATAAAATCAAAATTTCTTATTATGTCATTTACAGGAAAAGTGTTATTAGTTGATTTACAAGATCGATTGTCAATTTCTTTAATACCTAAATGTCTAGCCCTTCCTATTCCGTTTTTATATCTATCCAAAAACATTGCGGTGGTATAAACTTTATTATACTGAAATTCGTAAAAGGTATCGTCACAATTAATTGCGGATTGTTGATCCACATAATCGTCCCAATCCAAAGAAAAGGCATAAGATCTCAAAACGTCAAAATAATATTGAGGGTAGAAGTTGTATGAAACTTGTTGTGGGTTTGCAGGATCAATAACAGTAGAAGTGAAAGTTACCAAGTCCCCAGCATTTACAGGAATAGATTGAATACTGCCGGTGTATGGATTTCCATTAATCGATATTGTCAATCCCGAAGCATTCACAACTTTTGTTATTTCAATACCTCCAGATTGTGCAAAAGGGGGTAAGTTTGCCGTTGTTGTGTAAGATAGAGTTAATGAAGTTTTACTAGCAGGATCAAATGGGTCAATATTTGAGTTGGCCCAACCAAACTCTTTAACATTCGGCACTAAAAAATTTGCTCTTTGAAATTCTTTTTCTAATCCTCCGTCTGATTCCCATTTAAATTTAAATCGGTATTTACCTTTTGTTGGGATTCCTATTGTTGGGTCATTCGATATAACTTGATTTCCAAATTCGTCTGTTGAAATATATTCTAAGTTCATAGGAACTTGAACAAGATAAGACCCGTCTCCATCGATTACCTTACCTCCACTTGGTAAATCAGCAACTTCCAATATTGGTCTTCCTGCATTATCAATTTGAGTCGTTTGTCTTATTGCCAAAATTTGACCTGGTCCTGAAATCAACTCACAAAGATTTCCTGTATTATTTTTTGGTTTACAGGCCGTACCCAATGCATCATCATCAGTAGTAGAAATTATTGACCCCATAAAAACTGCTGTGGGTTTGATTGTTAAATTGATTTCTGCTGACAAATCAAAATCTTGTCTGAAAATTCCAATTATACAATTTTCTTCATCCCCCCAAAAAGGTTGTACATCAATTTGTTTGACTAATGATACTATCTGTGGTAATTCTTCTAAATTTGTAGAGCTTTTGAATTTACTCCCATCGAATTGACTTTCTCCTGCAACTCCAGCTGAAATTAAATCTTGCGGAGATAATGAAAAACAACCAATATCTGATAAATCTACGTTAAGTATTAAAGTTTGAGAACCAAGTGGAACTCCAAAAATCATAAAGTCACCACTTTCATTTGTTGTTACCGTGTACTTGTAATATTTATCAAAAACTTCAATATAAGACCTATTTAATAAAACTTCAGAAAGTGAAGGAAATGATCCTGTTGAAACATGTCCTTGATATGATGGTGTTTTAGGTAGTAAATTATATCTATAACCATCCTCATTTACGTCATTTGCGTTTTTATATGGGTATAATTCGTTAATTATTGGATTTCCTTCATCCTCGTTTGTGATCGGGATAAATATTGATAGTTTTGCATTTTGTAGTCCAAAACCACCATTAACAAATACTCTTCCTGCAACTACTCCATAGTCGGCACATCTTCTTTCATAAACATCAGATTGAGTCAATTTAAGAGAAAGTAGTTCCAAAAAGTCGAAATCTTGCTCTATTTTGACATCAAGTTGTTTTTCTACCCCAACTTGGGTCCTTATTCTATATGATTTTGGCATTAAAAAATTCTTTTTTCATAAATAGTTTATTTCCTATTTTGAATAAAAATAATCTCTTTTCTGAAAAAATAAACGATCAAGAAAACGCTACCGTAGATAAATTGTTCACGCTAACTTTTATGTCACTAGTTGGGAATCTGACTTGATAAATTTGAGACGGTTCGGCAAAGATTGTGTCCGCAATTAGTTGGATTTGTTTTGTATTTGGGTTTGAGTATGTTTGTGAAGTTTCAGCCGATGAATACTGTCCTCCAACTTTATTGAAAACCCTTATGTCAGATATTGATAAAATTCCATTTTCACTTTGAATCAATCTTCTGAGTTCTGAAATATTAACATTTTGACCCATAGTTCTTACCAATGGTGACATGTAGTTATTTGTTATATCAACCACTTTAGCAATTACAGAACTTTGACTTTGGGATGCGTCTAACACCACATCAATTTCAAATGCTAAGTCAACAGGATTTCCTGATTCTACAGATATATAATCATTAATCATTCTATAATTTGATAAAAAATTCGCAACATTTGTTTTTAATACGTTTGGAACTGTAGATGTTAATTTTCCTTCGCCATCATAAGACAACATTTTAATTCTTATTTTGTTGTTTTCTTCCACAATTGACACTTTAGATGGTGCGCCAAATTGTGATGGCATAGTCCTTAAAATTGAATCGTAATCATTAACAGTCACCGCCCTGTTTTGTGCGGCAAAGTTGAATGTAACATAATTTCGTACTTCCTCTAAAGTTGGTTGAGGCGCTCCTCCAACAGCGGCAAACGGGTTATTACAAGTTAAAGAATTAATCACACTTGTATTTGTATTTTCAGAAGGACCTGTCACAAAAAAATTGGTGTTTTGTACTTGTTGTATAACACCAATTCCAACATTTGTTGATGTTCCTCCTCCTACTCTATATTGAATGAACAATGTTGTGTTTGCCCTTAAGGTACTTCCTAATCCTAAGTTATTTGAATATTTGTTTATATTCAGTTGTCCTCCTTGAATTGCAAATTCTCTAAGTTGTTGTTCTGCAGAAGTATTACCACCACCAAATGTTAATTTCATAAATCCTTGTGGGGTAAATTCTGTCATAAATTTGTCTGAAACTGAAATATATTTACCAACCTTAATTCCTGGAGCGTCTGATGGTTTTGTCGGGTCTTCAACAAAAACCCTATCTTCTACCAAAGACCTTACCTCATACCATCTTCCAACTGGTGTTAAAAATTCTTGTGGAGTTGGTACGTTAGAATAATTTGTTCCGTCTTTTACAATCACGCTTGACACACCCAAAACATTTCTCTCGGGTAAAAATAATTCGAAGAATGGTCTTACGTCGTTTGCTGTTATGACTCTCTTGAAAACTTTTGTTAGTCCGTTTACAACAACTTCTCTTTTTGTTATGGTGTAATTAATTATTGTACCTGAAGAATCTATATTTGGTCTTACAATTCTTGAGTTTGGTTGTCCTTCTCCATTATATTGTGAGGCAAAATCAATATCATAAATTGTTTCAAATGCCTGACCAGCACCATTTACTTGTGTTCCCCTTCTTAATATACCACAATATCTAATATCTTCAGCGTCTCCATTAACAGGTACAATTATTGAAAAATCAACAATAGAAACTGATGGTCTTTGTCCTGGTATTTTTAAACCATATGTTCTAGCAATATTATACAGTGAGGTAGTTTCTTGTGCGTACTGTAAAACAGTTTCTTGAATACTTCTGTCTATTTGATAGTTAAGGTTGTCTGCAACCGCAGCATTCAAATCCATTAGAACAGAAAACACCGATGCATCGTTGAAGTTCTGTATTAACTCAGGATAATAGGTTTTAACAAAGTTAACAAGTTCTAACTTTACACCCGCAAAATCCCTTGTTGTGTAGGAAATTTTTTTTTCTGCCATATAACTTTAAATATTAAGAATTATAAAATCTTGAGTTTCAAATGCGTCAGATGTTATCTTATAATCAATTCTAACTTTTGCGGTGTGTTCTAATTCCGAAATGTTTGTGACTTTGAATTCTCTTTCCCCACTACTATTTACAAAAGTTCCTTTGTCTTCTAATCCCATTGAAGCATCTGTAATTGATATATTTGTTATCAAAACATTTGGTAAGAAAAGACCAACGGATTCTCTAATTTCAGATTCTACTTCAGCAAAAGTTGGCCCATCTAAAGGTTCGAAAATATATTCATATAATCTAGTACCAAACTCTGGTAAAAAATATCTTGACCCTCTTCTTGTCAATAACAAATGGGTCAAGTTTGTTCTGATTTCTTCACTTGCATAATCAGTTAGATCCAAAAATTTACCATCAAAAGAATCTCTGAATGGAAACGTTATACCGTATGTTCTGCCATCTGCCATATTACCTATAAATATAAACTACTCTTTTTTTAAGTAAAAAAAAAATCACTACCTAAGTAGTGATTCTTGTTTTTGTTTTAAGATGAACATCCGAAACATTCAAAGTCTGAATTTTCTGGTCTTGGTGGTAAGTTTAAATGTGAGAAATCAACTGTAGGTGTCTCAACTTTAACTTTTGGTTTTGAAATTTTGGACACATCAACTGCTAAATGTTTTGCTCCTGTTGAAATTGCTTTGGTTCTAACATAATAACAAAGAGTTTTCAATCCTTTTTCCCATGAATGGAAATGTGATGAGGTAATCTTTGACAATGTTGGGTTTGCCATATAGATATTCATAGATTGTGACTGATCAATGAAAGGTGCTCTATCGGCTGCCATATTAATAAGTTGTTTTTGAGAGATTTCCCAAATAGTTTTGTACTTAGGAATCAAGTGTTCGATTCTTTTAACTTTTTTATTATAATGTTTGTCTTCAGGATCTAAGTAATTATTGAAGTTGATATTTTGAATTGACCCTTCATTAAGAATTATTTCATTTTTAAGATCTTCACACCAAACCCCAATTTTTTCAAAATCATTTATAAGATACTTGTTTACAATAAGGATTTCCCCACCTACAACTCTTCTATTAAACAAAGCCGAGTGAGCCGGTTCAGTCATTTCGAATGAACCTGTAATTTTAGCTGATGATGCAACTGGCATTTGTGCGGTGAATAATGAATTACAAACACCATAGTCAGAAACATTTTTCTTTAATTTACTCCAATCCCACATTCCTGAAAGTTGTGTTTCGTCAAGACCCCACATATCAAATTGGAATTGGCCTTGTGACATTGGTGAACCTTTAAAAAATTTATATGGTTCATATTTTCCATTCATACACAGTTGATTACTTTCGTAGATTGCCGCAAAATAAATCGTTTCAAAAATATCTTTATTTAATTGTTTTGCCTCTTCAGAAGTAAAAATGTAATCCATTAAATAGAATACATCGGCTAAACCTTGAGTACCGATAGCGATTGCTCTTTGTTCCAAACCACCTTTCAAACCTTTTTGTGTTGAGTAGTTATTAATATCAATTACTTTATTAAGTGCTCTAACAACTTTTCTAACTTCGGTGTATAACAACTCAAAATCGAATTTACCTCCTTGGATGAAGTTTTTTAAAACCATTGATGACAAAGTACAGATTGCCGTTGTTTCTTCATCAGTATATTGATAAATCTCATTACACAAGTTTGATTGTTTGATGACTCCAATATTTTGGTGGTTAGTTTTTTTGTTTGCACTATCCTTAGCACATAAGTAAGGTACACCAGTTTCAACTTGAGATTCAATGATCTTAGTCCAAATTTCTTGAGCTTTAACTTTTTTACCAAGACCCATGGATACTGCCATATTATAATTTTGTTCATATTCATCACCGAATGATTCTTGAAGTGGTTTTAAACCAGCCTTCTTGATATCGTTAGGACAGAACAAATACCAATCATCACCATTTTTAACGGCTTTCATAAAATTGTCAGGAATCCAAAGTGCTGTGAATAAATCACGAGCTCTCAATTCTTCAGCTCCTGTATTCTTTTTAATATCCAAGAGATCAATGATGTCCTTGTGCCATGGCTCGAGATAAATTGCGGCAGATCCTGGTCTACGACCTTGTTGATTGAAGAATCTAAGTGATTCATTTACAATTTTGAGGTACTTCAATAACCCACCAGCATAACCACCTGAACTTGAGATTCTACTTTCTTTACTACGGATGTTAGACATTGATAATCCAATTCCAGCGGCATCAGAAGAAAATGTTGAGATGTCTTTTAAAGTATCCAACAAACCTGATCTTGAATCCGCATCATTATAATGTAAGACACAAGAAGCTAACTGCGGAACCTTAGTTCCTGAGTTAATCATAATAGGAGTGGCTTTCGAAATAAGTTGATTTGACAATGATTGATAATAGTCAAGAGCGTCCGCAATGTTTGTAGTAACCCATAACGCCACTCTCATGTACATGTGTTGTGGTCGTTCAATTACTTTACCATTTGGTTTTTTTAACAAATACATTTCTTGTAATGATCTCCAAGCAAAGTAGTCGAAGTTATAATCATTTTCATGATTAATTGCCGCGTCAATAGTGTCTTCACCATACTCTTTAATTGTTTCAATCAACTTTTCATTAATAATTCCATCAGCATACAATTCTTTCATTGTTTCTGAAAAACTATCATTTGTTTCTTTGTGGTAGGATGAAATTGCCACAAAAGATGCTAATCTTGAATAATCATGGTGACTACCAGTGTAAGATGCCGCGATTTCATAAACAAGTTTGTCTAACTCTTTTGTTGTTATTTCACCTTCAGTAGGTACTGAAGTAATAACTTTGATAAAAATTTCATCGGAGTTGATACTTAATCCTTTAGCCGCTCTTTTTACTCGATTGTAAATCTTTTGTGGGTTAAAAGATACTACCTCGCCCCCTCTTTTTATAATTTTTAATGACATAGTGTATAAATTAAAAGTCCTCCGTAAATGTTATTGTTTCGTTTAGTTTTGCTTTTTGGTATTCCATTGTTCTTGACTCAAAGAAATTACCTTTTGTTTCTACCGCAATTTGTTCCATGAACTTGAATGGTTGGTCCACATTGAACTCTTTTGAACATCCCATCTTAACAAGTAATCCATCAACAACAAACTCAAGATATTGTTTCATTAAGTTTGAATTCATACCGATAAGTGAAACAGGAAGTGATTCTGTGATGAATTCTTTTTCGATTTCAAGTGCGGACAATAAAATTTGTTTGATTTTTTTTTCGGAAGGTTTGTCTTTTAAGTGATTATTTAACAAGTGAATTGCGAAATCACAATGTAAATTTTCATCTTTGAAAATCAAAGAGTTTGCGTTACACAGTCCTTGCATGATACCTCTCGACTTTAACCAAAAAATTGAACAGAAGGATCCTGAAAAGAAAATACCTTCTACTGCCGCAAAAGCAACTAATCGTTCTGCAAATGATGCCTTCTCAATCCAATCTAATGCCCACTTAGCTTTCTTTTGAACTGCAGGTAATCTATCAATCGCATTGAAGCACTCATCTTTTTCTTTCGGATTATTAATGTATGTGTCGATTAACAACGAATACATTAGTGAGTGAATGTTTTCCATCGCCAACTGAAATCCATAAAAGAATTTAGCTTCAGGATATTGTACTTCACGATAGAAATTTTCCGCTAAGTTTTCATTTACGATACCATCAGAAGCCGCGAAAAATGATAATACATTTTTAACAAAATATTTTTCATTATCAGTCAACGCTTCCCAATCTCTGATATCGTTGGTAAGATCCACCTCTTCAGCTGTCCAAAATGCTGCTTGGTGTTGTTTGTAATATTCCCATATGTCATTGTGTTCAATAGGGAAGATGACGAACCGACTAGGATTTTCAACTAGTATTTTTTCCATTTTTGTAAAATTTATTTTTGTTAATTAGTTTGAGATTCCCTTTGCTTTCTCTTTTCGAGTAGCTCTTTAACTCTTTGTCTTTGTCTTTCTTCTTTTTGTTCTTCAAGACCTAAGAACGTTGTCGTACTTTCTGTATCTATCTCTAACATTGCGTTATCAAATTTACAATTTTCAAACACTATTCCGTCGTCACCTATTCGAGACTTTGTTATTGCAATGGTTGCCAACTTCATTTCTTTCTGTTGTAATGTTTTAGCCACCGAAATAATAACG